AGTTTAGATAGAGTGTAGTTTGCAATTTTTGCTCGAATCATAGTCGGTATATCAGAATATGGATCCTCAAGATAATAGGAGCATCCATCTCTCCAACTATTATACTTCACATATCGAGCAAAATCAAGCATGTGTTTTCGATCGCTTGGATCGAATGGCACTCTTGCTTTTGGTGCAAGAACAGATCGACGATATTCATTTGTTATCATAGTAATATCGACTCTTTCGTTTTGTAGGAATCATGATAAGAATCCCTAGGACCAATCCACAAAGCAATCCCACAGCCCACGCAACATATGGATCACTCATCGTATGGCTCCGTGGCAAGATTATTAATTACATCCCAACCAAGTTCAATCAATCGATCCTCGACATGATCTGAATCTGCACCACGCAATTCTTCGGGTGTAAATGCTACAACGGCATAGCCCATCTTGCGCAATTGACGCAGATATTCCACTGCTTGTTTGGTGTTATTTGGATTTAAAGCCATTTTCAACTCCTCATTTTCACGTTTGAGTTTTTGCAATTCAAGCCAATCTTCAAAATGCGGTGAGTGCGACATCAGTAATCCTCAGCATTGTAGTCATCGTCAGAATCTGATTCGTGATAACTTTCATCAGCATCAGTATCGCTGAGATCATAATCCATGTCGTTGCGTTCATAAGCAACAAGCACATCATGAACTTGAAGTAAAGGAACATTCAATTGTTTTGCAATCTCGATCTCACTTAATCGATCAGAATGATAAAGATCGATAATTTCGATTTCAATATTTTTGAACTGTCCCATTAGAATGGCACTCCTTCATTTATTGGAATCTTATTTAAATCTTCCTGCGTTTTGCGATCACCAAGAACTACAAATAGGTGAAAGGCGCGTTCAAGTTTTTCAGCAAGATCGTAACAATCTTTCGAATTTAATTCACTGATATGATCGGTGTTTGAAGACAATAAATCAACAGTGGAAACTAAATCACGTGCTTCATTGTACAAAACAAAATTTGGTGTTTTCATATTAACCCCAATCTTTGAAATTACCGCTGGCTTGATTGTCCTGCCAGCCACGAATATATTCCTGGCACTCTTCGAGACTCATGTCTGACTGCTGAATCTCTTCAGAGCGATGAGTGTCGCCCACGAAATAGTGCGGACGAAACGATCGCTGATAGTAACTGTCGGCAGAACCACGATCATACGGACTGCCATGACCACGATCAAGACGCATTAGAGAACTCTCCCACACTCAGTATAATTATTGGTTTCCATCAACTCGATGTAAACCGCATCACGCACCGCAGTGTCACACGCTTCAGCATACTTGCGATCTCTACACAAGTCATAGAGCATGATTTCGACATCGCGCCACTTCATGCGCTCATTGCGAGCAGCGTCAACAATCTTTTGAACCTTGGCGTTGCCACGTTTTGTGAACATTCCATAATAGGGAGCAGACATTAGAATACTTCCTTTTGAAGATAGGTTGAAACGATCCACTTCGCGCGATTCAGAGTCTGTCGCGCGTCTTCGTCGAGACCGCGAGCAATTTCTTCTTGCGCGTCGCTCATCATTGACATCGCATACATCGCGGGACCAGAGAATCGGAAAGACAAACTTTCCGCAACTGCCTCGCGCATTTGCTCAGTCGTACAGCCAAACATACTGACCTGACGCTTTTCAGCGTCCGTCAGACCCGACAACCTTAAATTATCATTTACCATACAATCATTATACCATTTTTAGGTGTAAAACGCAATAGTAAAAAACCGAATAAAATCAATAACTTACGATTCGGTATTTTCAGAGTATGGACCTGTGTAATTGTCCCAGTTATCCATGATATATTCTAGCACCTCAGACTGAAATGTGCCTAATTCACTGAGTGACGCATTGTCGTAGTCTGGGTCTGTTGGCCAGTCGAATCCGAGGCGTACTGCGTCGAATTTCAGGTTTTTAATTGAAGTGATTGTGGCTAACCTATACGCCGCTGGGTTTTTTTCAATTTCGTGTTTCATACAACCATTATCGTATGAAACGCAGGAAAATACAACAGAAAAAACTCTTGTAAAATCAATGACTTACAACTCCATCTCTCGCCGAGGAGAGAGGTGCGAGAGCGGTCCTATCTGGGGGGTTCGGATAGGTCTAGGGGGAGGTCGAAATACCGCACTCGGACTCCTGCTTCACGCAGCATTTCAGCCGCATGTTCTATCGAGTAATGCTTACCTGCACCGACACCAGTCCATTTACGATTCGGACCAATGACTTCCTTGATACCTGCTTGAATAATTGCGCGAGTGCAATCAGCGCATGGCTTTGGTTCCCAGTTGAGATACATTCTTGAGTTGTTGAGTGATATTCCAACACGCGCAGCATTATAAATTGCATTGCGCTCAGCATGTTCAACCCAGAAATATTTTTCTGGACGCTTCCAGCGATCTTTCCAATCTTCTTCAATACCTCGAGGGAATCCATTAAAACCCGTCGACAAAATGACATTGTCATCGTTTACAATCACACAGCCGACTTTTGTCGACGGGTCCTTGCTTTTCTGTCCAATCAGAGCAGCCTGTAAGATATACAGTTCATCCCACGATAATTCATCACGAATCATAAAAAATTATTTGATGTCAATCTTACGAAGTTTCTGTTCTTCAGGAATAACATTCTCCAATGCAATTGAAAGAATGCCATCAGCAAGTTCAGCTCCTTGAACTACTACAGTGTCTGACAAAACAAATTGTCTGCTAAATGTTCGACCAGCGATACCTTTTGCAACGTATTCGCGTTCATCTTTCTCAGACTTTTTGCCAGCGACCTTGAGTGAGTTTTTCTCTGCTGTAATTTCAATCTCGCTTTTCTTATATCCAGCAACAGCCAGTTCCACATTGAATGTGTAATCACCAGTCTTAATGATGTTTACAGGTGGAAAGGAAGTTGCGGTGGCAGTGAGAAGATGCGCTGCATTATCTAGTGCAGCAAACACATTATCGAAGCCAAGAATAGACGCTGATGGAAATAAGCGTTCGAATGGAATAGATGATAAAGTTGTGATATTAGTCATTTTGTAACTCCTTTTATAAGCAAGTTTATGGTTATGGACCTCTTATGAGCATCCACTCTTATTTAGCCAACAGACTATCCTGTTGAGCCAAATCCTCCTGAACGTTCAGAATATTTCTCTGGACGTGTCGAAACTACAACAAAATTCACTGATTCATTACAAACTATCTCAGCTTGAGCGATACGATCACCTCGAACAATTCTCTGCGAAACTGCAGAGATATTTGTAAGGGGAACAAACACCTCTTCCTGATAGTCTACATCGACAACACCTTCTGAATTTGCAAGAGTGAGTCCTCGCTTGAGCGACAGACCTGATCTTGGGTGAAGGCGAATGCTGAAATTTTTTAATGGCTTTTCTTTTTTTGATATATCTGCATATGTTTCAATCGTGTGCAGATATTCTATCTTGAAGATCAATCCTGTGGGAACAAGTAAACGATCACCAGGTTCAATTTCAAATTCCTCTGCAGTATTCAAAACATTAAAGTTATGAATGTGACGTACAACTGCATCATTGTAACGATTGTATCCTTTTACGATACCAATATCACATGTGGGTTGAAAGGATAAATCAAAACACGTCGAAAATGTTGATCCATATGATGGTGTCTCAATATCATCACGAAGTTTAAAGATGTTTACAGAGAACACTAGGTTGCCTCTTTCTTTTTCTTTCCGATCGTATACTTAGAAACTAACTGCCATTGATTTTTATCTTTAAATGGTAAAATTTTGATCTGTGATAATGGTGCAATGTTGTCTTTTGTTTTTGCTGAATCAGCTAATTTAACCAATCCCCACTCAGCCATTAGATTTGCAATAGTGTTGCGGCGTTGGATGTCATTGTCTGACATGTTGCTTGGTTTGCCATCCAATTCAAAAAGTTCTTTAAAGTGAACAATGTAATATTTGCCTTGTTTATGGAGAATATGACAAGACTGGTAAAGTATATTTTCATTCTTGGCAGCGACTCCTATACGAGTAAGAGTCTCACGAACTTTTAGAAAATCATCTTGTTTATCTAAAGTTACTTCAACTAATTTATCAATCATTTCAATCACCCTTATATAATTCTTTTTTTAACAAAGCGATTTGAACATCAGATAAAATTTTACATGCTTCCTCTGCTTTCGCATCGGAGTATCCATAGTATTCTTTGACAATGCTTAAATCACTGCTTCGAGCCTTTTTATGCCATTTAGAGTATGGTCGTTTAGAGGCTCTTACAATATTTAGGAGAAAGTCATATTTGAGTTTATTATCGAGAGTTGTAAATCTATTCATCTCATTCGCGAACAGTACTGTATCTCGATGATACGAAAGTGCACGATTTACCATAAAAGACGAATACATTTTTTCATCGACCTCTGTTAAAAGAGCATACTCTTTTGTTTGTAGAATCGAAGGAATAATTTCTTTGAATAGATCAGCCATTGAACTTACACTCTACCATCATCTCTGTAAGACATGCAGTAAGATTCAGTTCCTGATCTGCGACAAATGCAGATTGATATTCGTAACGAGCGAGAAGTATAACTGCATTCGGAATTGTAGACTTATCCATAACGTCATACAGACTATCGTAGATTTTACGATAAATCTTTGCAGGATCGTCACCGCCAAAATCGGCAACCCACTTACGCATCGCACTAAAGTTTTGATCTTTGAGTGCAGTTACAAGTTCTTTTAAAGAAACATCAGCAATGCTTGATAGTATACCAGCATCTATCGTACCACTAACACTATATCGCTGGAGTTCATTTAGAATTCTACGATAATCTGGAAAATGTTTCTTTACAACTTCAATAAGAACTATCTTTTCAAATGGAATCTTTTCAGTATTCAAAATTTCAGCTGCACGCTTCATAAATGCAGCAGCCATCTTTGGTTTATCCTCTTTGCGGAGTTTAAATTCAATCACTGCACATCGACTATGAAGTGGCTCGATGATACGATTCTTATAATTGCAAGTCATGATGAATGTGCAGTTATGCGCAAATTCTTCCATCGCAGCACGCATGGCTGGCTGAGTTGAGTTTGGATTTAAATAATCTGCTTCATCGATGATGATGACTTTTTTGCCACCGCCAAGAGACATCGCACTGGCATAGTTCTTTATTTTGGTTCGGAAGGTGTCAATACCTGACTCATCTGAGCCATTAATCATTAGATAGTCGCATCCAATCTCATCACACAGTGCTCGAGCAACTGTAGTTTTGCCTACACCTGGACCACCACAAAGCAAAAGGTGAGGAATTTCTTTTCGATCTACATAGGACTGAAAGGTGATTTTATACTCATCAGGTAAAATACAATCAGAGATAGTATGAGGACGATATCTCTCGACCCAAAGCACTTCGTTCATAATAAAACCTCATAATAAAAAGATGGGGTGGAGAAGGTGAGTTCTCACGATGAGCAGTCTGGCGGATAGTATCGTCGGCAAGAACGCCGCACCCCAATAGACTTATTTAGCCACATTTTCGTAAATGGTTTGAAAGTCGCTCTGCTCTGCAACTTCCTCCTCATAATTACGTTTGTGATAAGTCCTCGCCAATTTACGACTCAACTTCTTTGGTATTTCACACTCATCTTGCATTTTTTGTAGAACTTCTCGAATTAAATCTCTTTCCGATTCAATACGAGTAAGTGAGTTTGAGATTTCTTGAAGGCATCCTAGAACCTTTGCTTTGTCAAGTGCCATGATTATTCTCCAAATGTAGAACTGGACGCTTCAATTGCAATATAATATACAAGCGAAATACTTTTATGTTTGAATTGCGCCAGACCTTTTCTAGCAATCGCTACGTCGTACGAACCATCCATTAATTTAAAGTTTTCCACTTTCATAACAATACGAAATTTAGTACCATCTCCAGTTCCAATTTCTATTTTTGATTGGTCCGCAGAATCATCCTTAACGTCAGTTGCTACGAATTGAATTGTGGAACCATCACTCTCAAAAATGAAGTTTGGTGAAGCAGAAATTCCTGCTGAACGCTTCATCCAATCTAGATCTTCTTGCGACAAACTAAATGTACAATCAGCCTCACCAATTGTAATACTCTTTTCAGGTGGAGTGATTATAATTTTAGGTGAACAGTATTTAATAAAATCTGATTTCTTTTTGTTCTCCGTGGAGATATTGATTTTATCTTCATCAAAATCTAGATGCGCCTCTTTATAAAGCGATACCTTTGCAAGCAATTTATTTAAATCATAAAGAGCAAACTCTTTAGGAAAATTTTCTCCTATAGTTGCTTCTACAAAAATTGTTTTGAGAGGTGAAATGGTCTTAAGAATATTTCCCGACTTAAATTGTAAACTTTGATTTACAGTCGAGAAGTTTTTAAGAATTGCTATAGTTCCTTCAGAAAGTTTCATAATTAATATCCTCAATTTGCTCTACATTATTATATAACGAATCAACTATTTTGTCAACTCTTAGAGTCAACTCATTCAAATCACAATTATTATCCATCACAATGTCATAATGCGTACCAATCCAAGCCCACTCTGAATAATGTACATCTGGATATGCATTATGCATTAGTTCAAGTTTATTGCGTGAATTGCAATCTCTTGCTAAGTTATACCATTCAGGGTCATCGCCACGACGAACACGAATAACACTACCTCCAGAATTTTTGATGGCATTGATTTCATTTGGAAATCTGACATCTGCGATCACATAATTTCTTTCAGGTTCAAGTTCACATCGACGCAACACTGTATGAACCCAAAGATCAGGATGAAATACATCGCGCCCTGCTTCTGTACCCATCAACTGTAATGCAAGTCGTGGTGAAAATTCGCGACCAAGTTTCTTCGACCACCATTGATCAGATTGTTCACGCCATGCTCTCGATTCTGGAGTATCACCCTCAAGCAGTGTACGATCCCAACCAAAAACTGCAGCGCAAGAATCCTTAACACTAGTGGCAAAACTTTCTTTATAGAAATTATGTCGCTTTACCAAGAGATCAGCGACTGTGCCTTTTCCTGCTCCAATAAAGCCAACGAGTCCAACAATCATAATTTATTTTTACTTAGAGTGCACCAACGTAATTAGCAATGGCTGGCATATCACCTGTGAATGCATATGTTCCAATGTGATGTGTTTTCATCCAAGGGCAAAGCCAAATCTGACCACCCATGTTACGCCACCATTGACAGAACATATAATCTTCAGACAAATAACGATCGCTCTTACCATGATCAATTACAGTATCAAAATATGCGTGAATATAACGAGCACCATCAAAATTTGCTTGACCCACGTGATCTGGCTTATATCGTAATTCTGGATATCGATCGCGGAATTGATCAAACACATGACGTTTGATCATCATAAACCCTGTGCCAATTTCAAGAACTTCAATCGGTTCAGCAACACTGAATTTAACTGTTCCTGGTGCTGGATTGAACACAAAGTCACCTGCAAGTTTTTCAAGTTCAGCAACTTCAATATCGGGATGTCGCTTAACTGCTTCTTTAATAGTTCCCCATTTTATAGATTTTTTAGGATATGGAGCGCCTATAATATCTTTATCAAGAGCTAAACATGCAATGATGTCTCGTGGATCAAAATGAATATCAGCATCTATAAAGACCATGTGTGTAAAATTTTCAGATCGAAGAAACTCATCGACCAGATAATTTCTAGCTCTTGTGATTAATGATTCATTAAAAATAAATGAGAATTTAACTTCAACACCATATTGAGCGCATATTCCTTGTAAATCAAGGCATGCTTTTAAGTACATACCATGCGCCATACCACCATACATGGGTGTGGCAATAAACAATTTGTTTTTGCGTAATTGATCAACTGAAACTTCTAACTGCATAATTATTCACTCCAATTGTAAAAATTTTTAATATTGTCAATAATCTTTTTTTGGTCGTCTAAATTTTCGTTGACCATTGTCTCTATATAGTTCATGAGTGTTAGAGAACTCATGATATTTGAGATCTTTGTTGCTCGGGAATTCTTAAATTTATCATCTTGATCATCTTTACGATCGATATGTCGTTGATCCAATGTGCTTTTCTTTACTGTAAGAATGAGAACTTTGAAATCATCAGCAAACTTTTCTTGTAAAAAGTCCAGCATCTTTCCATTGAATAATCGATCACCCTCAAAGATCACATTTACATCATCAGCATGAGACATCTGATCTTCAAAAAATTTGATTGCATCTGGCTGCACTGCCATTGACAAGCGATCAGTTCCCTGAAATGTGTTCCCATCGTTTTCATATTTACCAAGAATAAAGAGATTTAATTTTTTAGAATACATAGCATCTAAAAGTTTTTGTGGCTTGACAAGACGCCAATCGTTTGCCATGGAAATTAGTTTAAACATCACTGTGGTCTTACCAGTTGCTGGTTCACCACCCATTGC